GCTAACCCATACGTTTCACCTGCTCAATATCGCAACACATTGGGACGCATGGTTGAGACTGCTGGCTTCAAGGATTCTGCTGAGTTCTACAAAGCGATTACGCCAGAGCAAGACCAGATGCTCTCAAATCCTCCTCCACAACAGCAACAGATGCCTCCAGAAGTACAGGCATTGATGGCTAAGACACAGGCTGAGATTCAAGCTAACCAAGCCAAGGCTCAAGCTGATATGCAATTGCAACAACAGCAAATGCAGATTGACTCACAGATGGCACAGCAAAAGGCTGGTCTTGAGATGCAATTGTTGCGTGAGAAAGAAGCCGCTAAGTTGCAATTAGAGCGTGATAAACAACAAGCTTACTTTGCTATGAAGCAACAAGAGTTTGAAGCTGAAGCTCAATTGAAAGCGATGAAGATTGGTGCTGGTATTACTTCTAACGTAGAGATTAAAGGTTAATCATGGCTGTATCTGCACAACAAATTGTAGATTTTCTGCTTGCTAATCCAAACATGAGTGATGCAGATATTGCTTCTGCTATGGCTACTTATGGGGTAAGTCCTGCTGATATGGCAAAGGCGACTGGCTCTGATGAAGGTGAGATTGCTGCTCGTGTAGCCGCTACATTACCTCCAAATGAGGCTGTGTTGCTTGGAGATACATATGTTCAAGCCGTTAATACAGTTACTGGTTCTGGTGAAGACCAGCAGGTAGGAGGTATTGAAAGAGTAGTTACCTACAAGGCTGATGAAAACAAAGTTGGTGGTGATGTTAAGCAATTTTCTCCAGAGGGAAAATATGAGCAGACTACTAAGCAACAAGAAGTAGATGCGGCTAAAGACTTTGGTCAATTTCTATTGACAGCAGGAACAATGTTTGGTTTGCCAGCAGGTATTGGCGAAGCAGTTGGACTTGGAACTGGTGCGACTGCTAATGCAGTAGGTACTGGTTTATTGTCTAGTGGCTCTGCTGCTATAGGTGGTGCAGACTTAAAAGATATTGTTAAAGCTGGTGTAATTGGTGGTGGCGCTTCTTTGCTTGGCTCAACAATTAGTGACTTGGTAAAACCAACAGTTGACGCTTCTACATTAACTTCTGAAGAATTTAATGACCTGATTAACAAAGGTTTTACAGAAGACTTAAAAGCTGCTGGTGTTAAAAATGTTTCTGAATTCACAACTAATGTTGGTGGTAATGCTGGAACTTTTTATGACGCTGCTGGTAATCCAATAGTTGCCCCTACAGTTGCGCCTCCAGCTACAACACCAGTTTCTCCTACAGGCTCTGCCGACAATCTTGTTATCAATGCACCTAGACCAGTAGCGCCTCCAACTGTTCCTAGTTTATCAAGCGTCATTAGTGCTATTGGTACACAACTGCCAGATGCGGGTACTGTCAAAGTTGAAGATAAAAGAATACAAGATGAAAAATCTACTCCTGTAGTACCGCCTACTTCGACAGTCCCTGAACTAACTGTTACTGGTACAAAGCCTGTTGTTACAGCACCAACTACTCCGATTCCTCCAATTGTCCCTAGTGTTCCATTGGTGTTGCCAACAATACCTCCTACACCTCCAGCACCTCCTACGCCTCCTACTCCTCCAGATAAGACACCAAGCATTGCTGATGTTCTTAAGGTAATTGGTACTGTTGCGGCTGTTGGTGGCGTGGCAAATGCTGTAACTCCTACAAAAACAACTTATCCAATTGTTCCTGTCCCTCCAGAATGGACTCCTCCTACAACACAGACTACGCCATTTCAGCCATTAACACCAATTGATTTTGGCTCTCGTAATTTGTTGATTGGCACACAATGGGAAAAATTCCTTGACCCCAACTATGGCAAAGTTCCAACGCCAACCATGCCTACTGCACCAGCATCAAACATGAGTTACAGTAACTTGATGGACATTTTGGGAAGCAAACAAGGTGCGCCTATGCCAGCAGGTAGTTTGAGCATTAACGATATTATTTCTGGAATACAAAACCAATATGGACAAACACCTCAAGGCTCAATGGGCCAAAAACCTGCTTAATGATGACTTTTTCAAAGAAGTCATAGATAATTTGAAAAAACAGCAGATTAGTGTAATAATTAACACAAATGTAGATGAATTAAGTAGGCGAGAAGACGCTTATCACTACATAAAGACAATTGAATTGATTACAGGACACTTAGAAGGCTTGGCCTCAGAAACTGTAATTAAAGAGAAAAAATGGAAGATTCTCTAGGGTTTATCCCTAGCCTCCGTCTAGAAGGTGTCTAGCGATTTTTGAGATGACAAATGGAAAACACCAACCCACAAGGGAGTGAAAGCCTAGATGTAAACCAAGCCGCTTCAGCGTTTGAAGGTCTGATGGGAAATTCTGAGGAAGCCGAACAAGGCCAATCTGAGGAACAAACAGAAGAACTGCAAGCTTCTGATGAAGTTGAATATTCTGAGGAGGAATCCGAGGAAGAACAACCAAAGCCAAGATATAAAGTCAAGGCTGCTGGTGAGGAAGTTGAGGTCGAACTCGATGAACTTATCAAAGGTTACCAACAAGGTACTGATTACACTAAAAAGTCTCAGGCTCTAGCTGAACAACGTAAGGCAATTGAAGCTGAACGTCAACATTTAGAGTATGTGAAACAAGAGCGACAGGCATACGCCCAGAAGTTGCAAGCGTTGGATAGCTTCCTTACGCAGCAAAATCGGGGTGTGGACTTAGATGTTCTAAAGGAAACAGACCCTATTGGCTATGCCGTAGCGGTAGCTGAACAGAGTCAGCGTGAGAAACAGTTAGCAGTAGTGAGAGCCGAACAGCAACGCCTTGCCCAACAGCAACAAGCCGAGCATCAAGCTTCCCTGCAAAACCACTTGCGTCAAGAATCTGAGAAGTTAGTTAGTCTGATTCCTGAGTTGGCTACGCCACAGGGTGATGCGGTTCGGAAACAAATCCGTGACTATGCGAAGTCTGTTGGTTGGACTGACGAAGAACTCAGTTCCGTGTATGACTCTCGTGCTGTGGTGAGTTTGTATAAAGCAATGAAGTATGAGCAACTTCAAAAGAGTAAGCCTGAGGTAACCAAGAAACTTCAAGCTGCTCCTAAGATGATGCGTTCTGGAACTTCTGCGCCTCCTACAAAGTCAACACAAGACAAACAGGTAATGCAACGACTGCGAGAAACTGGAAAAGTGACTGACGCAGCCCGAGCATTTGAACGATTCTTTTAAATTTGGAGTTTTAAAATGGCTACATATCAAACCTATACCGCTATCGGTCAGCGTGAAGACCTGTCTGATGTAATCTATAACATCAGCCCCACAGACACACCTTTCATGTCTTCCATTGGCAAGACAAAGGCTACTGCTGTTTATCACGAGTGGCAAACAGACAGCTTGGCTGCTGCTTCTTTGTCTAACTACGCAGTTGAGGGTGCAACAGCATCTGACGCTACTATGTCTCCAACAACACGTGTTGGTAACCGCACTCAGATTGCACAGAAAACTATCAAGATTTCTGGCACTTTGCAGTCAGTTGACAAAGCTGGTCGTAAGTCTGAAAAGGCTTACCAGTTGGCTAAAGCCTCTGCCGAAATCAAGCGTGACATGGAAACATCTTTGTTGAGCAACCAAGTTGCCTCCAATGGTGACTCTACTACTGCTCGTAAATTGGGTGGTCTGCAAGCATGGTTGGCTACCAATGGTGACTTTGGTTCTGGTGGTTCTGCTGGCGCGTCTGGCACTACTGCTCGTACCAACGGCACAAATCGCACTTTCACAGAAGACATCTTGAAGACTGTTATCAAGGAAGTTTACGCTTCTGGTGGCAATCCTAAAGTATTGATGGTTAATCCTGCACACAAGCAATTAGTTTCTGCTTTTGCTGGTATCGCTGCTCAACGCTTTATGGCCCCTTCAAATGCCCCCACTACAATCGTTGCGGCGGCAGATGTTTATCTCAGCGACTTCGGCACGATTTCTGTTGTCCCCAACCGTTTCATGACTTCTACCAACTCATGCGATGAGACAGCATTTGTGCTTGACCCCGATATGGCTGCTGTTGCTTACTTGCGTCCTTTCCAGACCAACGAGTTGGCTGTAACTGGCGACAATGAGTCAACACAGTTGTTGGCTGAGTACACATTGGAAGTGAAGAACGAAGCTGCTCACGGCATCATTGCTGACGTAACACCTTAATCTGGTGTAGCCTATAAAAATGCCTCAGAATTAAACCTCTGGGGCATTTTCTTTTCTAGTCAAACTGATAGAATTGAGTTATGCAAAACTTTAGACAAACTGCTGTTCATGCCGATGGTGATGGTGGCATCATTATTGAGACTCGCCAAGATATTTCTGACATTATTGAGCAGAATAAAAAAGAGTACAACTCTTATGACGAGCGAGCAAAATGGTCAGACGAATTGTTTGGGAATAAGGTTGCGTCAATTCCATTAACAGTTATTGATGAACTAAATAAACAAGGAATTATGCGAGGCTTTGCTGTTCTTGATGAAAAGCGATTCAAAGCATGGTTAAATGAGCGTGATAACCGAGTTTTTAGAACTCGAACAGGAGTGGTATGAGCCTCTCAACCTATTCAGACTTGCAGACCTCAGTAGCCAATTATTTGGCTAGGTCTGACTTGACTTCACAAATTCCAGACTTTATTACATTTGCTGAAAATCGCCTCCGTAGAGAGTTGCGTATTCGCCAGATGTTGAAGTCAGTAACAACTGCAACAGTAGCCAATGATTCTACTGTTGAGTTACCTGCTGACTTTTTGCAAGTGCGTGACTTTGTGGTGGTGACTAATCCTTTGACACCACTAAGCTATTCAAGCCCATCGTCATTGTCTAATGACCCAAGAGCATCTGAAGTTGGTGTTCCAAAGTCATACACTATTCTTGCAAACGACTTTCAAATGTCACCAGTACCAGATGCTGTTTACACAGTAAAACTGCTGTACTTTGCTGCGCCAGCATATCTCTCGTCTAGCAATACATCTAATGTATTTCTGACAACTGCACCCGATGCTTTGCTCTATGCGTCTTTGATTGAGGCCGAGCCTTATCTTATGAATGACGCACGAATCAATACATGGGGAACTATGTACGACAGAGCAATTGCATCTCTTGCCAAGTCTGACGAAGAAGGTCAGTATTCTGGCGTTCCTTTAGCAATGAAACTAACTCCAAGGTGAAACTATGGCAGAAATGAGTAACTATCTCGAAAATGCGCTGATTAACGGCACATTGCGAGCAACAACATACACAGCACCAACAACGGTGTATCTGGCACTTTATACGTCTGACCCTACAGATGCTGATACAGGTACTGAAGTATCTGGCACTAGCTATGCTCGTCAGTCAATTACTTTTGGTGCGCCTAGCAATGGTGCTTCTACCAATTCCGCTGCTATTGAGTTTCCTCAAGCTGGTGGCTCTTGGGGAACTGTTGCCTATGTCGGTATTCGTGATGCTTTGACAGGTGGAAACTTGTTGTATCACACACCACTAGACGCTTCTAAAACAATTGCTACAGGCGATGTGTTCCGCATTGCTGCTGGTTCATTGAGCGTTACTTTGGCGTGAGATGGCTGATTTACTGCCTCCATGGACTATTGATTCGCTTGACCAATTAAAGTCAAGCATTGATGACTTAACACTCACACTCGATAGTCCACTTTACGAAACATCAGTAACCCTATGGGATGCTTATGGGTCTGTGACTGCTTCTGCAAGCGTTACAGCCGATGCAACTAGGGTTCAGTATGGTTCTGGGGCAGTAAATGGAACAGCGACAGTAACAGCAGATGCGACTCGTATTCAATATGCGAGTGCAAGCATAGATTGTTCTGCAAGTGCTACTTGTGCAGGTATTCGTGTACAAAATGCTTCAGTAGGAATTGATGCAGTAGCGATTGTTACTGCTGATGCTATTAGGGTTCAGTTTGCAAGTGGTAGTGTTACTGCTAGTGCTGATGTAACTGCTAATGGTGGAATCATCAAGGATGGTGTTGCATCTATTACTTGCACAGCAGATGTTGTTGCAAATGGTGGCTTGGTTGCTGAAGGTGCGGCTAGTGTTACTGGCAATGCAACAGTAACTGCATCTGCTATCCGTGAGCAAAATGCTTCTGCTAGTGTTGACGCTACAGCAACTGTTACGGCTGAAGCAATTAAAGTTAGAGATGCGGTAGCTAGTATTGAGGCTACGGCTGATGTAACAGCACAAGCCAATGCGACATATGGAAATGTAATTGCGATTACTGCAATTGCTACGATTACTGCGAATGGCGTTATCCTTGGTGACAATTGGACACCTGTTGTCGTGGATGACAACACATGGACACCAGTAAGCAGAGACTCTAATACTTGGACTGTAGTTTCAAGAGATTCAAATACATGGACACCAGTTGCTGCTAATGACAACGATTGGACAATTCAGGCGCAAGGAAGTAACACATGGCTACGACAAAACTAACATTTGGTGAGTGGATGCCTGACCAACCTAGCGTTTCAGGTGCTTTAACTGACGCTAAGAATGTTGTATCTCAGGCTATTGGATATGGGCCATTTCCATCGCCTGTTACATTTTCTACATCTGCTGCATCTGAGGACTTAACTACTCTGTATGCTGCCAAACAACCAAATGGAGATACAGCATTATTTGCTGCTGGCTCTACAAAGATTTACACAGTAAGTGGTGTTGGTGCTATTACGCAAGTTAAGTCAGGCATGACAACTGGAACTAACGACAAGGTTCGTTTTACGCAGTTTGGCTCTACCATTATTTCAACTAACAATTCACAAAAGCTACAGTCTTGGACTTTAGGAACATCTACATCATTTGCTGATTTGTCTGCAACTGCGCCTGTAGCCAAGTACATTACTGTTGTTCGTGATTTTGTTGTTGTGGCTAATACATACGAATCTGCTGAACAAAAGCAATATCGTGTTCGCTGGTCAGCTATTAACAATGAAACAGACTGGACTGAGGACGTAAACACTCAATCTGATTATCAGGACATTCCTGATGGTGGACAGATTGTTGGCATCCGTGGTGGTGAGTTTGGACTTGTGTTCTTAGAGCGTGCTATCCATCGCATGAGCTATGTTGGAACTCCATTCATTTTCCAGTTTGACAATATCTCTCGTGGTAAGGGATGTATGGTATCTGGTTCAATTGCTCAGTACCAAGGTATTACATTCTTCCTGTCAGACGATGGTTTCTATATGTGTGATGGTCAAAATATCACACCTATTGGTGCAGAAAAGATTGACAGATACTTTATCGACAATGCTTCTGACTCTGATTATGGAACAATGTCTGCTGCTGTTGACCCAATCCGTAAACTTGTAATTTGGAACTATAAGACTATTTACGGAAATCGTAATGTCTTGATTTACAACTTCAAGACACAGAAGTGGACTTATGGCGATGCTGGTACTGATTACTTATCAGAAGCTTCCACATCATCTGTAACACTTGAGCAATTGGACAGTATTTCAGGCTCTATTGATGCTTTGACTACATCATTAGATTCACGTTTGTATGTTGGTGGCAAGTACTTCTTGGGTGGTACGTTAGGCGACAGAGTAATGACTTACACAGGTGCTAATCAGACAGGTGTAATTGCTACTGGTGACTTGGATATTGGTGCTAATTCTGTGGTGACTTTGGCTAGACCTATTGTTGACAATGGCTCTGCAACTGTTGCTATTGCATCTCGTACATTGCTAGACCAAGGTGTAACTTTTAATACTGCTGTAGCTGCAAGTTCAGAAAATCGTGTCCCATTGAGAAGTGCAGGACGCTATCACAGGTTAAAAATTACTCCGACTGGTTCTAGTTGGAAAAATGCCATTTCTGTGGATGTTGACGTAACACCTCAAGGAGTTCGTTGATGTTTAGAAGTCTTCCTACATTTGGTGGTGACCAGAGGGCTGTAGCTGAAGTTGTCCGTGGAATCATGGATGGAAAGACTAACAACACAGGCACGATTACTCTGGCGACTGGTGGTGCTACTACAACCACTTTGACAGACCGCAGGATTGGCCCAGATAGCGTTATTTTGTTTGCAGCTAGTACGTTTGAGGCATCAAGGTCTATTGTTCCTCGTGGTGCTTTCCAGAATGATGCTGACCAAACATTTGGTGCTGCTAATACACCTACAGTAGTTGCATTTAATACAGTAGATTCTGCTTATGGATTTAGTCTTGCTTCTAATAAAGTAACGATTACTAATGCAGGTACATATAACGTCCAATTTAGCTTACAGTTTGCCAACATGGATACTCAAATCCATGAAGTAACTATTTGGTTAAGAAAAAATGGTACTGACATTACAGGAACTGGCAGCAAATATGCTGTTGTCAATAGTCATGGTGGTACTGATGGTTATTTGATTGCAGTAGCAAACTTCTTTATTGATGTTTCTGCTGGCGACTATATTGAACTTATTGCAGCTACAACATCTACTCAGGTTTATCTTGAGAGATATACAGCATCTACAAGTCCATACACAAGACCATCCATCCCATCAAGTGTGATTACTTTCACATTGGTTTCACCACTTCCAGAAATGTATGTAAGTTCTCAAGGACAAGGAACAGCAACAATTACGCATCTAGCCAATACAACTGCTGGAAAAACGTATAAATATGCTGTTATAGGTTGATTTTTAACAAAATTTGATTAAAATGGATTCCGTGGATGACCCATCATGGAATCCGAACTTTTAGGAGATTAGTTCCATGATATCAGACCCAAGTCAATTTGATTATTCAAAATTTACCCCAGCACAGCTAGAACTAATGTATGGCGGTCAAGAATCAGACTTTGAAAGGCTTAATTCTCTAAAGCCTAATTTAGAAAAAGCAATGTCGATTAAAGCTCCTTTGATGCCAACAGCACAACCATATGGTGCAGCAACCATGCCTGCTGGGTTTAATGTTGCTAATTTGCCAATGCCAGCAACTCAATCAGTAGCTACAGCAAATTCTCCATATACTGCAATGCAACCTTTGTTTGCTAATCAATTAACTGCTGGTGCGCCTACATCAAACCCTGCGCCTCCTGCAATGACGCAGACACCTGCGGCAACATCATCTGGAATTGACCCTGCTATTCAGCCATATTTAGGTTATGGATTGAGTGAAGCACAGCGTTTGTATCAAGCTGGTGGCCCACAGTATTATGGTGGCCCTACATTTGTTAGCCCATCTACTACTACTCAAACAGGATTACAGGCTTTAGAGGCTCGTGCTAAGTTGGGTAATCCTTTGTTGCAATCTGCTCAGAATCAACTGCAAAGTACAGTATCTGGTGAGTTTTTGGGTGGCAATCCATTCTTCCAAGGTGCATTTGCACCTGCTGCTAAAGCTGCTGAGAGCCAGTTTAAACAATCTTTGGGTGACATTGCTGGTAAGGCTAGTTTGGCAGGGCGTTATGGTTCTGGTGCAATGGGTTCATTGCAAGATAGAGCAACTGGTGCATTTAGTCAGTCATTGGCTAACACAGCAGGTCAATTGGCTTATCAGAACTATGATGCTGAACGTGCAAGACAGCAAGCCGCTACTTTGGCTTCTCCTGCTATGGCTAGTGCTGACTACCAAGACATTCAAAACTTGATTAACGCAGGTCAGATGCGTGAAGGCTACACAGGTCAGCAACAACAAGCTGACATTCAGCGTTTTAACTTCTTGCAAAATCAACCTCAAATTAACTTGCAGAATTACTTGTCTTCCATTTATGGAAACCCTATCAATAGGGCGCAACAGACTCAAGACACAAGCCCATCTGGGTTGCAAAATTTATTAGGTACTGCTGCCGTGCTTGGCGGTCTTGAGAAGAATACTGGCTGGTTGAGCAAGGGTTGGAACGCATTGACAGGCCCAT